GTAATGAAGTTCTCAAGCAATTCGTCCTGATACTTTTCGCCGCCTTCTGCACTGAAAATCTTATCAACTAATTCAGTAAACTCTTCTTCAGTGTAATCCTGAAATCTAGGTTTCAACTTCATGCCTGATCACCTTCTTTTCGGTGAAGATCATCCTACTCTTTTTTCCCCGCACTTACTCCGTTCTGAGCACATCATTAGACGCGAGGTATCCAATGCGCCGTCATCCTGAGCAACATCTATGAATGTCGTTAACGATTTCAGATTGTGACCTGCCCATCATGCCAAAGTGATTTATTTTAAATCGGTAGTGGAGGTGTTGTAGTGGGTAGCAGGCATATTTACTCCAATAAAAAAACCGCCCGCAGGCGGTTTTGATTCAATTAGCTAGGCAATTATTTTTTAAGCAGCCATTATAAAAGATGCGTTCAAATCATGAAGTAGACTAAAAGTGTCCGTGTAAGCCACCCCAAAGTGGCTACAAATGTTAGGAATGAGAAACTTACGTTTGCATTGCAAATTAAGTCTCTCATGCGTAACTATTGTTGCTCCAGTTGTCATAGCTTTAGCTATGAGCCAAGTGTCCGCGCCTCTAAGAAATTCATCCATAGCTCCGGCACTCATACCTGCAGTACTCTGTTGTTCAGCAACATAAGCTACTACTGCGGCCAGATTCTGCTGGGTCTGAGCATCGCTTACCGCTAGAAAGAATTGACGATTAGCTTGAGCCCAAGTCCTGAGTTCATCATTGCCATTTATAAGCTCTTGATAAATGTTATGAATGCTATATAACCTGCCACCCTCACACCCGTGTAAAAGCCAGTCCCAAAAAGCGGGACAAAATGCCATGTGATAATATTTGTTTTTAGCTTCAATAAAAACGTTCGCATCAATTAGATACATTAGGCACCAATTTCCGTTGCAAATTTTTTAAGTTTGGCAGGGGATACCCCGAGCAATCTACCAGCATCCCTTAGTAGAACCCTCCCACTAAGAGCCTCGTCAAGTAATGCTTTGCTAAATCTTGCACTATTTTTATTTTGTGCGGTAGCATAAAAATTCCCTCCGCCACCCTCGGCCTCATCAAACTGTCTCATGAGAGCACGATAATATTCTTGATAGCCGTCATAGTTAACCAAATTTAAATCGTATGCTCTACGAATAATAACATACCGGCTAACGTGAAAATGTCTTGCAAGATTGGCAATATTGACGTCTAAATCTTTATGCTCATCCCACAATCTAATTACATCAATTTCAGGAGCTAAAAACTCACCGGCAACTTGGTTGCAAAACTTTTCAACAAGCAATTCTTCATTGGCATTGGCAGTAGAAATCCCACTTTGACCAATCCATAAATGCACTAATTCATGTATTAATGTGAACAAGCGTGCAGAAGGTGCGTCTTTCAAATTGATGAAGACGATAGGTGCTATTAAATCACTAATAGCAAACCCACGAAACTCATTGATATCTAATGGTCTATGTGTATTGTTATCAACGATTCCGCTTCTCATTACAAGGATTCCAGCTGCTTCTGCGGAGTTTATTATTGTCCTCTGATATTCTTCCCAACTCATTCCAGAAGGGTCTATAGAATTTAATCCAAGATGAATTTTGATTTGAGTTGCAACAATTTTAGGATCATGTTGCAGCTCTATAGAGCCTATAAATTCAAGAGGAGAAGCATCTTGATCTAATAGGTAATCTTTATACCATTCCTGTCGCCTTAGAACGGTAAAAATAGTGTCTTTAAGATCCACACTAATGCTTTCACGCATACCCCTGTTACGCATAGTACGTAAATCCGGTAACGGAATTAGCTCTTGCGGTGGCTCCGGCAAGAAAAGATACGCGAAAGGTATGTAAAGACGCCCAGCCACTTTTTGTGCTTGAGAAAAAGTAGGCTTGTCAACCCCATTGATCCAATTTAAAACTTTCTCAATTTTAGCGCCCGTCGCACGAGACAAATCCTCCTCTGAAACGCGAGCTCGACTCTGCGCCCAAGTAATGATGTTAGGATTTATGTAAGCTAAATCAGCCATATCTTCGCACTTCGGTTTTAACCGCCCCTTTGTATAAATTCATACTATAAGAAAAGCTTGGTTTTTACCAAGCTATCTAAAAATTTTGTCTTCAGTTTTGACACTGCTCTTTGATGAACTGCTGCAGACCTAAAATCATGTTTTGGCCTGTTACTATTCGCTCTCTGAGGGTGAAATAATCCTGCTGAGCGGAGTCAATAAGTCGGGGGGTGGCTGCATCATCCATGCTGGTGGTGCGGAAGGCGGACTGCTTCTCGCAGGTAGCATTGAGCTGCAACCGGCGCTTGCCAGTAGCAACATCATCATGCAGTTGATTGATAGTGGCTTTAGCATCAGCCAATTCCTTTGTGTATTTTTCATCAAGTGCGGCCACCTCGCGCTGACGCTTCTGCATGTCGATGATAATGACTGCCTGCTGTTTGGTCAGCTCCTGCGAACGCTCTGCAACTCTTTTCCAGGCCTCAGCTTTATCGTAATAGTGTTTGGCAGTCCAACCGAGCGCCAAGGCTACAATCGTAAGGACTCCAGCCAGATAGAGTCTATTCATCGATTCTGCACCTATTACGAGCCAGCCAAGTCGAAAGCACTAAGGAAAACATCAAATCCGTAAGGTTGGGCGCCGTTTTCGTGTTGGATGATAGCTTGCAGTAGCGCAAACAGTTTACGGCTGTCGGTCAGATCAATCGGCTCATTTACTCCGGTACTTGTAGCCTGCGCAACACTGTTGATGTATGCCTGCGTATTGTTCTCGTTAGGTGGGGCCCAGCGCTTGATCATGCCGGTGATCGTCCGCAGCCCATATTTGCTCTGATAATTGCGCAGGATGATAATCATTGCGCGGATACCGTAATCTGGCGAGATGAACTGGCAGAACGATTTATCAGTGCGCTGGGATTTTGATATCAACCCCTGCCACTCATCGCCCCAGCGAATGTTTCCGGGGTTGTTGTTGCGGATGCCACGTGGTTTTTTATTATCTGTCATTTTTACTACTTCCCTCTGTTGGATAAGAAACAATGCGTGCGACATTACCTCGCACCGCAAATACAGCCGCGCAGATCAACGCGTTCGCCACCACTACCGGCCAGCCGCTGGCGTGGTATTGCCCGAACAGCCAAAGCAATGCGAAATTGCCATAAAACAGAATCAGACCAGCAGCTATCCATGAAATACCGCGCTTATGGGTTCGCCCTGTTTTGCTGAATGCCATCAGGCGCACGGCAATAGCCGCGCAAATGGCGACATCAATCACTGTCAGGAAATCGCTACTAATCATGATTTCTCCCCCAGCCATTTTTTAAGGAATGGCAGTTTTGAAACGCCACCATTTTTTAGCCAGAAATAGCCTTGCACCGCAGCAGCGGAAATGATCACCGCAGCCAGTGCGTCTAACGGCTTTTCGCGGTAGTTGAGATAGTCCTCAACTTTGTCCGCCACAAATCCGGCTCCAAATACGCCAGCTGCATAGCCAAATAGGAAATAACCAAATATCTGTCGTCGCGTTAGGTCGCTTACAGTGACGATAAAGCACATCGACCCGGCAAACGCACCGAACGCGATCGAGTAATCCACAGAGGTGATGAATCCCACCAACGCAGACGTGACAATGCCCCAGCCAGCAACCGTTCCCACAGTAGCGCTGGTGCTCAATGGCTCAGCCATTATTTCTCCCTCTGTTTTTTTAGAGTGACTTTAGAAACAAAAAAGGCCCGCCGTAGCGAGCCTAAATCTGGTTAATCGGTTAAATATCAGTGATCTTGGTTCAGGGTTTTTAAAACATTTTTGATGCAAATTGGTGTCATTCTCTCCTTAAAGAAGCTTCTGGCTTCATCATAGGGAGTGGTCATTTCACCCACCATTTTTCTGAAGTTCTTAGCGCCCTCAGTGGAGACTTTCACAAAGTCAGCCTTATCTATCGAATAGTCAGACAGGGAATGCCCGGCTGCATTAAAAGCAGCCAATTCGCCATATACGATTTCAAATACATCAGTATCAGTTGAACCGGCCCTATCCGTTATACGCCATTCCATCTCACATAAGTCTTCAGCTGACTGCTGATAATTTTTTATTGCTGCATGGGATGAAACCGTCACCAGCATCAAAAACGTACAAAAGTATCTCATGCTTCCTCCTTGAAAAGAGAAATACTAACTTTATGCCTTTTTAAAGGAAAGGCCTGTAATGATGCTCAGGCTTTAGCAATCAATAAGAGAATGGTCAACATTAAACAAAAAACCCGCTCGGAGGCGGGTCTTGAAGAGGGGTTGCTTGCGGATGCAATCGTGCGAAGCATACAGTTATTTAATCAGTCACTGGCTCACTATTCAAGTAAAATCTGTCGCTATTTAATTGGAATGCATCGCTCATTGGCTGGTATAACATATATTCAGCAACCGAAAGCCATGTCTTTATACGGCGCCGACAGGTTGAGTAACTCCAATCGGGGTGATTCTCATTAAGCTCATCAGCAAGGTCGCGCATGCTCACCCTTCCGCGGTAATGCCTCTCAACAAGGTGGCGCAATGGTTGATTGTTAATAAGAACTCTGGCGATAACTTTATCCATTGCTAAGGCTTCATCGTCTGTACAGAAAATAAGGCTTGAACGCAGGCTTTCACGCATCATGTTTTCCATCCATAATTCCAGCTCTTTCGAGCAACCTATTCTTTTTAGTTTCTTGAGGATGTTGCTTAAATCGTTTTCCGTGATGACGTATCTCTTCAAAATTTTTTTAAACATGTCCGGTGCTTCAGGACACTCATTAATTGCTGACCAGCGGCCCCACATTTTTAACTTACCCTGGAGCCAAATGCTTTCAAGCGTTCTTAGTTCAAACTCCCCAACTGCTATTCCTCGAAAAATCTCACACATAGCTTCTCCACACACTACTTACTCTAAAAAATAACCACGTTAAAGACGAATGGAAGTATTCGTACAAATGGGCCGTCATGTATCTCAACTCCCGCCCTTTTATACAGGCACAAATCATTGTGATGAACTCTGCAAAGTGTCATCAGAAGTCATTGTGATTTTCAAAAAAGTCAGAAACATTCAAAAATTCACTTATTGACCAAATTTATCCTTAAACCTTTTCCAGCGTGTAAAAAGTGATGGCCACTTATGTTCAAGATCTTCAGTTGTAACTTGAGAATCGTAATGATTGATTAATAAAATTAATTGAGAATGGCTTGACTCATCATTTGATTTTATTATCTCTAGCAGCCTCACCAATACATCTTCAATTTTAGGCCGTACTTCTTGATTTGTTGCTAACATTCCTTTTATCAGAATTAAGATATCAGGATCAAAATCTTTCTCTAAACCTTTATTAATTAAATCACCCCCTGTTGCCCATTTACGCCACGGCTCAGGTCGTATCCATTTCTTACCATTACCAGGGGGTGGTTCAGGCCAGAAGTCGGATAATTTAATTCCTACAGGGTGATATCCATCTGAAACCAACTCAAAAAGAATAACCCCTAAGGAAAAAACATCAGTTTTAGAAGATAGCGTATTATTAAGCCATTGTTCGGGTGCCATATATGGTCTTGCCCCTTCAAAAAAATTACTGTCAATGGAAGCATTCGCTAAGCCAAAGTCACCAATTAGAGGGAATATATATACATCCTCTTTTGGAAGCTCCCTAAAATCGTCACGCATATTTCTTATGAAAATATTTTCTGGCTTTAAATCTTGATGTGATATCATCCCATTTTTATTACAATGCTTAAGACCAATACATAGATAAACAATGATAGATAGCTTGCTTATTAATGAATGATTACCGTTATTAATGACCTTCCTTAAATCACTTCCCCAATATCGAAATAATGCAACTGGCACCCCCATGACTTCTTTAAAATCATATGCCCAATGAACATATTGATGATGGAAGTATTTTAATTGATTCTCAAGCTCATTAACAAAACGAGCATTGACGTCATCTTCACTCAATCCCTTCAATAATTTTGGAATCTTTGCACAAGAGTAGCGGGGGAAAGATGATGGACCTCGATCAAGGATATAAACATCTCCACACATCCCACTAAGTTTTTTATCAACCTTGCCTTCATTTCCTAATGCACTTTCTAACATCATTTCTTTATATTTTTCTTCTAATTCACGAAAAATCATTTTAACCTCCAGTTTATAACTAAAATTATAAATAGGTGCACTCTAATCATTTTCTTAAACTTTAAAAGTTATTAATATACTGGTTTAATATATATCCTGAAGCTTTATCCATTTCAGGAAACAATGATCCTGCGTGAATCCCTAATTGTGACAATTGATTGCGAATCTTAACTTTTGCCCCAGCTTGGATGACCAACGTTTCAACTTTTATGTCAAGATCGTTTCCCTCATAGTTTTTTGTTTGATGAGGGTGAATTGGATAAAGTAAAAAAGAACCCGATTGGGCAATTATCCTTTTATTACTCATCTTTGGTTTTACATAGATAGGGTTGGTTAAGTGCTTAGGATTTATGACTTTCCGAAAATGAGATTTCTCCATCCCTGCTTGATAGAATAACTGGTCTACATGATAGTTGGTTTTTTTATTAAATTCCGCAATCATTTTTCTTTCATTTAGACCACTACTCGCTAGAGAAAATGCAAGCTTAATAATTTCTTCTTTAGTGTTAAGCTTTAGATTCGACAAGTTTGATAGGCACGTCACCGTATCGCTATCATAATATCTTTTCCTATGAGGCGGGATATAATATATGAATAATCGCCCATCAGTATTCTTATTGATGTACCTACCATTAGAATTTTTCCTTTTTTCATTATTTTCCTCAGTAGCAAACCAAAGAGCGACCAGAGGGTTTATTGTTACGTCAAGCAAACGCGTTGGTAGTGCATAATGCTGCATTCTAACAAGTCTATCAAACATTGTTTTGTCAGACTCAAATTCAGCAGGATGTGCTGAAACAATATCCCTAACTATAAAATCTTCATTTTTATATGCATATTCATAGTCAGGCCTAAAAATAGACGGCAACGCGTGCCACGCTTCGTTTTTTTGACCTCGAAACGTGGTTGGCACCATGCCTTCACTATTTAATTCCATAATTCTTTTTATAAAAGTATTAACTGCTCCAATAGCCGAATCGGTAGAATTCATACTGATGACCTGTTTAAGTTATATAAAAGAAGACGGATATTTTTTCACTTAAGTAAGAATATGATCAAGAATAACTTACCACTAATCTAATTACTTATCTTAAATATCACACCAGAGATACCCTTGGTAGATATGATCCGCCCTGAAATCATTTCAGTTTTCCCAGTCGATATATCATTTATGTGAAAACATTCACAGTTTAGAACATCCGACTCAAACATATGTTACTTAGCTGAATAACGCTTATGCATGATCGCCCCCAATTTAGCAACATTCGAATCCCTACTTCTCCCATAGAGCATTAATTTATCATCTGGCAGGGTACTTCACTAACTGCTTTACGCTGTGTCGCCGTGATGTTCTCTGGCGGCCTGAATGATATCCATCACCTCAGCCACCTGAAGGTCAGTTTCAAACGTCAGGGTAATACGTGCGCCCTCCTCGTCCTGCTCTACCTGGCAATGTTTAGCTAACAGCTCCACCAGCTGACGGGTTTGTTTTGCGCTGAACTGTGGCAGTGCTGCGGCTTTGGTTAATTTCTTCTTGCCCGTGGCTTTTGCCTTTTCCAGCTCCGTTCTCGCTACCCTGCCAGCTGACGTACCATGCTCACGAACCAGAGCGACGGCGGTAGTGGCGGCAACCTCTTTGTTTTTAACCAGTGCGATCAGCTCATCGCCAGACGTCAGCAGAGCCAGGTAGTTTTCAACGTCCGTGATCGAGCGTTTCACCTTTTTAGCAATCTGCGCCGGTTCTCAGCCCTGATTAATCAGGCGCTGATATGCAGCTGCTCTCTCCAGCGGTTCCAGTGCTCGTCCCTGACTGGATGTAACCATGAAAGCGATACGGTCCGCCTCACTGCCTATGAAGTCTTTGCATTCCAGGCGGATGTCATAACCGGCCTCCTGTGCCAGTTTGGCCCCGTAGTAACGGTGGTGGCCATCGATGATTTTTATGCCCTGCTCTGTTACCTGTACAGCGAGCGGAGGCACATGCTCACCAGCAATGTAGGCGTCGCGGAATTCCTCGACGTGGGTCTGATCGATTTCCCGGATGTTGTAACCAATCTCGACATAGAGTTCATCAACGCCCAGCAGGTAGGTTTTGCGGGTCGTGATGTTCGTTTCAGTTTTAGATTTATTGTCGTAAATTTTCGATAACGTAGTCATTTTTTAATATTCCGTATTAACCGCGAAACCCTTTTGGGGTTGCGTAATCCACTGGTGAAATGTCTGTGATTGACCGCTGAACCGGACCGAGCCTGATGATCAGCTCATCCCATTTTTCGCGGAGTTTGGCCGGGCTGAGGATATTGCGGCACCAGAACGGGTCGCTCTGGACGCGCCGGAACAACTTGCAAATCTGGTAGTGAGTGCGCTGGTCCTGTGAGCACATCAGGCGCACATCGTTAGCCCACGCGGTCCAGTTGGGTTCTCTTGGTCTTGCCAGCTCGCCATCAGTCTCAGCCGCTTTTTCGTAAAGGTGGATAATTTGCTCCCATATCCACTGCGCGCATTTCAAATCCTCCTCGCTGCCCCACATGGTTCTTTTGGGGCTGTACACCACCGCGTCTGAATCACCAGACAGGGGTTTATCCACAGTCAGAACGTCCGGGGGCGTAGCTCCAGTACATATAGGGTTTTTATCTGATGGATCATGTTTTGAATTTACTGACGGATCGTCGCCAGATTCTGGCGGGTGAAAACCCGGTTTTTTGCCAGATTCCGACGGGTCAAAATTTGAGGGGTCATAATTTGGTGCATCAGATTTTGACGCGTCAGATTTTGATGGGTCAGTTTTTGATGCATCAGATTTTGATGGGTCAGATTCTGACGCGTCAGATTCTGGCTGGTGAGCATAGGCCGCATCACGCAGTTTCCTGACGTTCAGCTGGTACATGTTCGAAGTATTACGGTTCCCCTTACGCCTTGTGGTACTGGTCAGCCATCCATCGGCTTCTAATTTGCGTATCGAGGTGCGCACAGTGCTGGAGCCTGCGCCAATCTGACGGGCTATAGTTGCGATTGACGGCCAGCAGATGCCCTCATCGCTGGAAAAATCAGCCAGGCGCGCCATGATGGCCACGCTGGTGATTTTCATACCTGACGCCGCGCAACCGTCCCAGACGTATGCAGACAATTTAACGCTCATCACTAACTCTCCTGAACTTCTGACCCCATAGATTGCGGGGCTGGACACAGACGTACGGGTAACCCGGACGCCTGAACAGCACCCGGTTATTCGTTACATCAACGCCTATGGTTTCAACAATCACACCGCGTGGATCAGCATAGCGTGCGACCCACGGCTGAATAATCTCGTCTGATAGCTGGGGCATTTAGCCCCCTGATTTGCTGGATTTTTCGAGAAAGAACCCCACAGCCCATTCCACAAAGCTGTGGTTAACAACATCAGGGACATCAGGTACTTTGAGTGAATAGCGGAATGGCTGCTGACTGCGCCCGCCCCTCATGGGCAGGCAACGGAATTGCGGAAAATCCGGGGATCTGTTTAAATTATTCACGCGATTATTTCTCCACACTAATTGATGTAGTCGCCGAGAACGCTGGGCTGCAACCCGGCGTTCTCACTTTTCTGGAGCACAGAAAACCCTGTAAACCAGCGTCGTGTGCTCCTGTAATTTGGTAATGGCACGGTGTAGCTCCTCGTCAATCACCTCGCGCTCGTGCGGTTCAACCACTCCATCCTCAATAGCTGCCCTGACCTGCTGTGAGTACCGGGTTATCTGCTCGATAGCTTCCAGCAGTCGCTGATTGATATCGCCGTAGTCCACCAGCTCGACATCCGGTAGTGGCACGAACACGCCGCCAGATGTTTTGGCTATGGCTGTTGCGATGTGATTACTGCCAGCTGCCTGCTGCAACACTAGCGACCAGCCAATCGGAAACAATTGATCGCCACTATTGCGCAGCCTGTTATGAACGCCGTCCTCGGTGACATCCAGAATCTAAGCGGCTTCAGAATATCCACCAGCCAGACCGGCGATAGTTTTGCGAATAGATCAATTTGGGGATGAGGCTCCAAGCGCACGAACATTGAGGGCGTATGCGTAAGGCAGAATGATGGCCCCACCAGGGGTAAAGGTTGGCCTGAAATAGATGCTTGATCGCGAGGCGCTATTTACCGGAATTCTCGCCCCACTGAAATTAATGAAATTCGGTGAAGCAGAAAAAGAAACCTGTCGAATCATTAAGCCAAAATTGCGGGATGATGTATTTAAAGGACGTAGGCGCGTTAGAGGTCGCAGAGATAGTCGATGCTGTTAAAGCCAAAGGACATAACCGAATGGCTCAGGTTGTAAGAATGGCGATCATTGATGTGTTCAAAGAGGCCCAGCACGCTGGGCACGTTCCCCCCGGCTACAACCCAGCGCAGGCCACCAAACAACCACGCAACCGGGTAGTACGTCAGCGTCTTTCACTGGATGAGTGGCAAGCCATATTCAAGGCTGCAGAAGATCATCCGCCCTATCTCCAGTGCGCAATGCTTTTGGCTCTGGTCACCGACCAGCGTATTGGGGATATCTCTAATATGCAGTTTTCGGACATCTGGGACGACATGCTGCATGTTACTCAGGAGAAAACCGGCTGCCGTGTTGCCATCCCTCTGAGCTTGAGGTGCATGGCCATTGATATCTCACTCAGAGAGGTTATCGCTCAATGCCGGGACGCCGTAGTGAGTAAATATCTGGTCCATTTCCGTCACTCAACCTCGCAGGCCGTCCGAGGTAATAAGGTTTCTGCCAGCTCTATTACAACGACGTTCAAAAAGGCCAGGAATCACTGTGGACTGACTTGGGCTGAGAGTGCCGCGCCCACCTTTCATGAGCAGCGTTCGCTATCGGAACGTCTGTATCGTGAACAGAGTGTAGATACTCAAAAATTACTCGGCCATAAGACTCAGAAAATGACTGATCGCTATAACGATGATCGCGGTAAAGACAGGATTGTGGTTGCTGTATGATGGTGATTTTATAAACAGTTTTGGGGAGGGTTTTTGGGGAGATTTTGGGGAAGAAGGTGTGAAATAAAAAGCCAACACGATTTTTACATTCGTGTTGGCTAGATTTTTCGTAAAACTGATTACATATTTTCGATGATCGCGTCACCAAACTCTGAACATTTCAGCAGTTTAGCGCCATCCATCAGGCGTTCGAAATCGTAAGTCACAGTCTTGTTAGCGATAGCGCCTTCAACACC